AAATTTATATATGTTAGCTTTTTGTTCTTCAGATAATACTTCAACATTATATGCTCCTTCAGTATCATGATCAGAAATTGAAACACTATCTGATATCATACTATTATTATGTATGGTCTTATATTTTATGTATAGTTGTTTCTTTTCTTTTTGAATACGTCTTATAAAGGCGTAGTAAATGATTTGTGTAAAATATGAAAAAGGGTTGGATGATTTTTCTGGATTGAAGTTATGAGCAGATTGAACACAATTTTCAATGCCATCTGATATCATTTCATCTCTGAATGCATAATTAACGAAGTTAGGTCTTAAACTTAATCTCTCCGCTATCTTCATAAAACAATCACCGATATAATCTGGTATAATTGGAATCAATGCTTCAGGATCATCATTTTTCACGTCTGCACAATGGGTTTTATAAGCAACCATTTCCTCATGGAACTTTTTATTATCTACATAATGTATTGATTTCTTTTTAGCCATAATCTATTTTCCTTGCCCCCTATATTTTTTCCAGTTAGCTTTTTTAGATTTATTTTTAGGTGTTGAACGTCGAGATATACCTATACTAGTTCTCTTTTTCACACCTCTCTTTCTACTATGAATAATACCTTTAGTTTTTCTTGCCACTTTTCACATTTTTCTTTTTAGATTTTTTAGGTTTTTTAGTTAAAGCCTTTTTAATAGTTGCTTTCACGGTTTTTCCTTCCCAATCTTCATTCTCTTTTGATTGAATAGTGGGGAGTATTTTACTTAAATCTTCCTTAGGTTGTTCATTTGCGTCTTTTTGTAATGCTTCTCTATAAACTTTTGATGTATGATGACTAAATGAACTAACATCATCTTCTAATTTTTGCATTTTTTCAAGAGTATTATATACTGTTTGTTTCCAATACGCTGTAGATTTTTCTAATGTACTTCTTTTAGATAATTCATCAATTTCAACTTTTGCAATATGTTCTGGTTCGAATAATTTAATTGATCTATTATGAAATTGAATATGCTGGCCCGCATAATTTCTATTAAGAATTGTATTCGCAGGAGGAAAAATTGTAACCGTAGGGGTTCCAATGTGCTGTGCTAAGTATGAAAAACCACCTCTAGATGAAATCAACATTGTAGCTTTAGATATTTTTGTAAATAATTGATTTGGTGTCATAGTATAATCAAGATATTCAATTGCATAACCTTCTTTCTTTAAAGCTTTTTCTAAATTAGTCCAATACTTATTAACCACCTTTTCATCTTGTGATATCATTTTATCACCAATATTTGCAAAAGAATAGTTTGTAATTAAATCCCAATCTCTAGGAGGTGAATATCTATATAATACTGCAGATTTTTTCTTTGGGTCTTTATGGATGTTCTCTTCCCATTGTGATTTTGTTGGGTACCATTCTAATTGCATTGAAAGAGGAGTAAACCAATATTGTTCTAAATTAACAGGTACATACTTATACCACATTGCCCGGTAAGTCTTGTCGCAATGTTTCATTAATCCCTTACCTCGGAACGCACTTTTATAAGTCCTTAACATATTACCAAAAGATCTTCGTATTGTAACATACTTATATTCAATATTTGATTGCCATTGTTTATGTATTAAATATTCAATTTTATCTCTTGTGGTTTCTTTATTATTAAAACCTTTTTTCTCATGGGTATTGTCAATTAAAATCTTTATTTTAATAGGTCTTATTTCATTTAGCCATAACCAATAATTTAAATTACAAACTATATCCCCATATCCATAATCTACGAGAACACTAACCCATTTAGATAATTCTAAATTAACAGTATTTCTGAATACTGAATCAATACTATTCTCATGAATATATTCGTGTTCTAATTGATGATAAGGTGTCCACCTATTATTCGGTAACAATATCCTACCATCTTCAAATAAAACTTCGATAGATTTTTTCTTTAATGACATATTATACCCTATTTCTGTAATAAAATCAAGGATTTATTTTTTTTATTTTTCCCTTGACCTTTTTATTTAAATATGTTATAATAAATATGTTGTTGCCACAGAGGAATATATAATTTAGATTCCAATATGAAACATACGATATTTAAATTGTTGTTCATTATATTGAGAGATTCTCTCTTTAAAATGCTTGAGTGTATAATTAGTATACGTTTTATAAGATAAATCATCAGCAATATCATATAAAGTAGCTTCTTCCTTTTTACTTCCTTTTCGCAATCCTCTACCTATTGATTGTAGGTTTCTTATTTTAGACTTAGAAGGACTGGCAAAAATGATATTATGAAGATTCCTAATATTAATACCAGTAGAAAAAGTTCCGAATGAAGCCACAATAATCGCATCGGTTTCTTTTTCTGTGATTTTTCTAATTTCTTCCCTATCTGCTCCATCTACTCCTCCATATACAAAAAATACTTTTCTATCTTTATTTACCTTTTCTTGTATTATATTATATAATATTTCACCATGTTTTTCAACGAATTGATACAATAATAATGTATTTCCTGTTTGATCGCATGCAAGATTACGAATGAATTTATTTCGTTTTTCATGATTAATAAGAAAAGAAATTTCATCTTGATAATTAAACTTTTTAGCTTCTAATTTTTCTTCTTGTGTATATCTGAATATTATACATTGTATATTAAATTGAGCTAAGTATCCTGCATCAATTAAATCTTTTGTTTGTGTAACTTGAAAAACAGGACCAAATAACCCCTCAAGGATTAATTTATGAGTTTGGGAATCATCTAAAGTTCCAGTAGTTCCAAACTTCCAACGACAGTTTTTTAGCTTACTCATTACTGAAGTCAAAGATTTTGCTTTAAATAAATGTGCTTCGTCGCCAACCATAAAGCGGAACTCTTTAAAGTAATCTTTAGGCAAATTATAGATAGATTGCCATGTAGAGATTACAACTTGTTTATCGGTTTCTTTTTCTACACCAGCAGTGATTAAATGGCAATGTTCTTTAACATTCCAATCATCACTATATTCTTGAAAATCGGTATACATTTGTTGTACTAGTGATACAGTTGGCACCACTATTAGACTCCTTGTATTAAAATACCTGAGTAACAAATATATTATGAAAGATTTACCAGATGCTGTCGGTGATAGAAGTAAACATCTATCCATATTAATACAATGCCTGACAGCTTGTAATTGATAATCTCTCGGAGTTAGATTTAAATTAAGTCGCTCACTATATCTAGTGCAATCAATATCACTAAAATTATGATCCCCGACCGTAACGCCTTCATCAATTTGTAACTCATAGTCTCCGGTTTCACAAAACTTTTTAACGTATTCATATAGTCCATAGTACAGTTGCCTTTTTCTAACATCGAATAATCTAATTTTTCCATCCCAGAAACCATTTCTATATGATGGAGTAAATTTTGCATTTGGAATTTCAAAAGTAAAGTAATCGTTTAGCTCTGCAGACTGTGAAGCATCGCAATCAATAAACATATGTACATCATCTACTTTACTTAATTTCATGATCCCATTGTAAATCTTAAAAAGTCAATTGCTGATCGAATATTATATCCTCTAGTATTTAGGGACTTGATAATTGACTCTAGAAAATCTACTTTCTGTTTTATATAGTCTAATTTTTCATCTGCTTTAATTAAATCATTATCACCCCCAAGATATGTTTCTATTTTAGGCTCATATCCTTTAATGATTTTGTACATGAATGGTTCCCAACCGAGTTCCTCTAATTCTCCTTGACTCATTTTACCAGCATAGTAAATAGTCTTTAATTTTAGAAGTTTCTTTTTTTCGTAGAAATATTTTCTTTGTTGGAGGCATTCATCATTATATAACTCCAAGTATTTACTGTGAAGATTGGGGATTTTTAATAATTCAACATCTAATTTGGTATCGTCGATATGACAATCTTTTTGCCATAACGTCTGTATTTCACTTAATTTCATATTACATTGATGGGTTTAATCTCGTCATTTCATAATAGTTATATTGAAAAGCTACATCTGCTGTTGCATATGTAATCTCAGAGGCCTGAATATCAAAGTTTATTGATGATATGGATTTTGGCCATAGATCATAAAAATCAAATCTTAATGCTGGGTTTTTTGAACCGGTGAGTACAAATAAAGAGCCTTGTGTTTTAATTCTTTCTTTTATTACAGCTCTTTCATATTGTTTAAAACCTTCTGGCTTACCTAATCCAAGTATCCATTCCTGAATTTCTTGCCAATTACGCATATATTCATCTACTATCATTGTAATAGTAAATTCATCATACATAAGATTATCACCTGCCACCCAATGTTGTCTGTGGGGAGTT